AAGCACTGACAGGACAAAGTCCTAACGATTTGGTAAACCAGTTTGATTCTGGGTGCTCAATTATTTATTTCCTTGAGCCAGGGAGGGTGCGTGAGGGTCTTTGATCCTTAGGTTTTCTAGACCTAAAGGAAGTATCACCGCGAGTCTTTGGATTTGTATTATTAGACTTGCGGGCAGATTTATTGTTGTTAGCAACAACGGTCCAAGTGGACTTCTTCTGCGACCTTTTCTGTGCCGGAGGTGCAAGCACAGTGGGAAGAGCTTCTTCTTCTTTGCTCTCTTCATCATGTCCAAATATGTCATCATCAACCACGACGCGTCCATCAACAGGCACAACAACGGCTACCGAAACGGCAAACCTTGGTGCTTTGAAAATAGTCACATCAGTGGCTGTAAGAATCCAGGTCTCGAATAAGGCCTGGTCGAAACCAGGTAATTCCTCATCCACGAGATCCTGCATCCAATCAGCATATTGATTCGGATATTGATTAGAAGATCCATCTACAACTCCCCAAATATTGAGTTGATTGTTGAAAGTCTTCTTACCCATGGGAAACAGCTCTAAAGCACGCTTCACCAAGGGTCCCACAATGGGAGTGTTTGCGTCAGTCAGACTAAACGAATATGCCTTCTCAGCAAGCTTGATCTGGGGGGTGATCTTGCTACTGAGGTGCACTGTCAAGTGAAACTTACTAATTTGTCGCTTTATATCGCAACACGAGTTAGAATCACCAAACCAGACGTCGGGCCCATAACGTCTCGCAAGAAATGACACACCTGGTTGCCCACGTGTTATTCTTACGATGTCGAGTTTCTGACCTAAGGAACTTGCTGACTTCACAGCATCGCCACGATTCATGTTCGCACTTACACCATCATCTCCACCATACAGTCCCAACATATTCCAACACACTTCAGGCGTAAGATACGCATTATATATGTCAGTTTGACGTCGGTACGCCATAAAGCAGATGAAAGCTGTCAACAATGTGTTGAAAGCTGATGTCTCGGCAGATCCTGATGCACGTGCAAATCCAGTCTCGTATTTGTAACCATGAGTGGTCACTCCACGAAGACAGAACTGTGATTTCATCAACACGAATAAACGCGTGTGGAATTCACGTTTGAACCCTGCCATCATAAGACGACGTTCAAACTCACGTGCAACCTTACCAACCCTTCCATCCATTCGTGAAAAGTCAGTAAGATCTAGCCAATCGGCATAAGTGCAAATCTCGGCAACACGCTCAGCAATCTCTTTTGGGGATTTACTAAACGCATACCAATGTTGTGTCTTGACGACCTCAGCCACAGCATAAATGAAGGCAGAATAAGCTAACTTATCTGGACCATTTATTGTGCTAATAACGCGAGGATCATTGACATTGGGATATGCCTCTTTCTTCACATTATTCTTAGCAACCCTATTAGGGTTTTCATGCTGGGCGTCGTCTAGGATACGACGTTGTGAGGGACGGTTCTGTCTCTCGTATACTTCTTCTTCATCAACCGGCTCCAAGAAATGTTCACGATCATTAAATAACAAAGTTATGAACTCATCCATACACTTCGTCACAAAATCTGACATCTCATCAGTTCCATTGGCCAACTTAAGCACACGCTTATCAACCGCTCTCTTGTCGTTACCAAGACACGAATCTGGCACGAAACCACCATCTAAAATTGGCTCCATAAATTGAACCATACCGGGTTTCGTATCATATTCCATCTCCTCTCCACGGGAAATCCACTGAAATCTTCTAACTCCACCACTAGCGGCACTCAAACTGCACGCAGCAGCATCGTAACCAGACTTATGGTAAGCCAGAAGCACTTCGGCTCCCACCTTCATCTTTACATTTGAAGGATCATTGTCGTCCATTTTACTCTTTATCGTCGCTAATGTCAAATGAGTTGACGTTAACTTGGTCGCACGTATAGCATCATCAACACGGTTAGGAACACGGGACTCGGTATAACCACCGACCAATCCTGTACTCGTCACGAGTTGTTCCTTCTCATTCACCTGCAAACGCAGAAAATCACCTTGAACAACACTTAACCTTTTAAGTTGCTGAGCTTGAGCATATTTCCCAGCCAACCACGCCATCTTAAATCCCGTGTACCGTTTTAAAGGACAAAGCAGGATGATTTGGTGGTGAGCATCAATATGACGTCTCTCCAGAGCATACGTGGCAGCTTTCCAGGGAATTATTCCAAACAGCTTTCTCTCAATTAAGAGAGAATCACCGTCCCAATTCCACACCGGATGGATATACAATCCTCCACCACTTACTTTAAAACTTACCCTATCATCCTTCAGGAACGTGAACTTAAACTGACCTTGATCAGAGCACACGGCTGTAGGCTGAAATGAGTACATAACAGTAGCCTTGAACTCATTGGCAAGAAAACGTTCCATGTCAATATAATAATCAACATCGACCATTCCCACAATGTCCAATGGTTTAGGCTTGTAAGTGGCAGGATCTGCCATTACGTCTTTTGCCCAGAGATACGACCGCGTAGTCTTCCGTTTATTACGAACGTCGGATGCGGAGCCCTGATAAAAGACGACATCTCGACCAGAAGCCTGGCCAAGATTGTCAATGAGTTTCGAGGCTGTAGATCTCGCAGCAGCAGCAATATCGTGGGTATGATCACTCACGGGTTTCACTGGTACTACATCTACAGACATAAACACAGATTTAAGCATGGTCGTCTCAACAACCATACTCTCACACTCTTCGCTCAACAACATTGAGATCTCGTTCATTACGGGATCATCAAGGTCGGAGCACGAATCCCAACACACGAAGAATTCAATAATTCTTTCGAGCATCAGTTCTTTCGCCAGTTTAAAACACATTATCTTAGTATTTTATTG